AGCGTGCCTGTGCTTGTTGTTGTCGAAGTTTCCTTGACTCTATCATTCAGCTTTAGCGCCATTGAAACTCCCTACGCCAATCTTATAATAGCATTGCTTGAATCTGCCGCTGGAAACGCAATTGTAAACGTTCCGCTTGTTGACGTCTTGTCCCCTCCAAAGTCTAGAACAACTACAGCCTTATTAGAGGCGCTGCTATTGTAAATCAATGCACCTCGTGCCGTGATTGTCGCTGATGTAAAGGATATGTCAGAAAAATCGCAAAGAGCAGTTGTTCCGCTTGTTGTTGGGGTTACCGCTGTTAAATTACCACCGCCAGCCGTGTAGGTTCCTGAATTAGAAACTTCATCTGAGCTGGAATAGGCAGTTGTTGAAGCACTTAAAGTAGCTGAACTATCGTATAATGCAATCTTAAAAGTATCCCCTGTTGTAGCCGTGAAATCATGGCCTTCAACAAGAATCTCCTGCTTAAAGCTAGTGCAAACAGCCTGAGTTATCGCCATATCTTATCCTCCTATGGATTTTTGTTGTGTTTGCATGCCTGGTATTTTTAATTCACCATGCATATACTCATCTCTTCGGTGTCTTCCTTGTTGTTCAATTATCAACTCTTGAATGGCACGTTGATATGATTGTTCATATAATTGCAGCATTTCCGCTGGTCCCTTCAAGAATTTGAAGGCTTCTGCAAGACATCCATAAAGCAATGCTATTGGGGCATTGTTCCCCAGCCAAGAAGTTGTATTGGAACTGGACAGTCTTGTTGGCAGTCTGGTAATTCCTATTTCAACGTTATATGCTGCATCCGGTGTTGGCGCAACATAAATTGTATCCTCATCCCACCAGGACCAATATTTTGGCGTTCCCGTGGTTGCCCTCACTGGCCAATATTCATTCATAAAACTTATATCGCGTTGCTCCAAAAAATCTCTTGTTGCCGTTCCTGAAGCAGGATAAATATGCACCGTTCTGATTGTAGCTAATGTTGTTGGAGTTGCACCAATGCCTGACGCACCAGGAAGGGATAAGAAAGGATTGCTAGATGTTAATGCTGAATACTGATGAGACTTAAACGCATCAATATCAGCTTCCCGTAATATCCTATTTTCCGTATGCTCTATGAAATCATCCGTTCGTGTTGAAGATAACACGTCCGTGCTCGTTTCCGTATAATCTAAAATTTGTTGTGTTAATTCCGCGTATGTTGTCATTATGCACTCAATGTCGTTGGTCCGGCAGAGACATAACCGCCCCCGCCATTGCCAGTTGTTCCTGCGGCTGATGAAACTGTAAAGGTATAAAAGTCATCATCTGTCTTTGTAATGCTGTATCCATCAGAATCCTCTAATTCATCTATGTCAGCCCCAAATATAAGACCTCTGACATCCCTGAACCTTACAGTATCGCTGCTTGACCGTCCATGGCCAGGTTCAAAAACTGATATTGTTGCACTGCTAGCCGTAAACCTGAAAGGATCTAGAGGCAGCAATGTTGCGACAGTACTTTCATCCCTGTCAGTTCTGGTATGTTGTAATGATTCCCTATCAGGAGAATGCTTACGAGGATGGTCCTGTGCTGTCTTTGGTTCATATTCACTTTTATGAACACGCGAGCCATTCCATTCCTTTACCATTTCCTTGTAGGGAAATGCCATTCCACTACGATCTGATATGGATTGTGCGTATTTTCCTCTAGCGTACGCCATCTATCCTACCACTTAGAATCTTTGGATCCTGCCCAATGATATTTTCCGCCTTTAGTAGCGGCTCCCATTCCTTGAACGGTTCCAGAAACAGTTCCTTTAGATAGTGAAACAGATCTTGACTTTTCCTTAGCCTTAGCTTCAGAAACAGAATTAGTTCCTCTATCACTCCAATTTGATTTTACCCCACCAGATTTTTCTCTAGTGTTGGCAGTTTGAGAGTTCCAGTTTCTATTACTCATTATTCCTCCTTTTTACATTCGCAGTTTGTGCATTGACAATTGTCTCCACAATCACAATCACTACCGCATTTTTCACATTTAACCATTTATCCTCCTATGGTATGTAAGCTTGCGCCGGTTCAACCCTGAACGAAGTTCGTTCTCGGTCATTTTCAGCAGCACGCTTAAATTCCTCATCATACACCGCCTTTAAGTTCGCACTTAGCATTGGCGCCCTCTTTAAGCTTATATAGTAAGCCAGCCCTGCAGTCAAACACGGAAGAAAATAGAAAAGGACATCGGCGTTATTAACATAATCACCGGCGTCCTGTATTCTGCCAATATAGAAATATTTGAAAATATAGGCCTTATCCGGGCTTGGATACAGGAAAAGAGTCATGTCATACTGCGGTCGACCGCTAGTGGTGGCACCACCAGTTGTAACCGTTCCAGGGATCAGGGCCCATTGTGTGGGTCTTGCATCCCCAGTTGATGATTTCTCCTTTCTGGTAAGATTCATGAATTCCTCTCGTGAAATTCTTGCAACAGAAACATCAGTAGTGCTGCTGTCCCCTTCCAGATTTGCAGTTGCACCAGTTGTTGTTGTGATTGTCGCGTCCAGAATGTCCACGACCTTTTGGTCAACCCCGTAGAAATTTGTTCCAGCTGTCAATGTCTGCGTGGCATAGGCAACGGTCCATAGATTCAATCCACGGTTCGCCCATTCCGAGAACATGAGGTTAAGGGATCTTTTTGCTGTCTTTAAATCATAGCCACTTCGCGCTTCCAATTGGCAACGCTCCAGTGCTTCCTCTATGATTTCATCTATTGAGAGATTAAAGGTTTGTGTGCCTGAATAAGCCATTTAGCCTATCCGTAAAACGCTGTTACACTATTACACTGAGTTTCTGCATAAGTAATATAAGCTCCAGAATCAAAAAGAACTCCATCTGGATCTAAAGAAAGTTGAGCATTAACACCTAAAGTAGGGTCAGAACGAACTGCTATTAAACTTGTTCCTGATATTGAACTGTTTCTTATATTAATTGTTCCAATAGCACCGCCACCAGACCAAATTAAGTTTTTAACTCTTGTACGTCCTTTAAATATAACTCCTGCTACGTTTGCATTAATTCCTGCAGACATATTTCCTGCTGGGTTTCCGACTGCTGTTATTGATGATATAGTTGCAAAATATCCTGAGCTTGTTGCTGTTCCAGTATCTGCTCCAGTAACAGTTTCACTTTGAGCATCTCCATGTATGTCAGTTCCCACTACTGTAAATGTAATTCCTGAATCATCCCCTGCACTTAAAAGAGTAATTGGTCTAGCTGTTCCAGAGTCTGCTGTATATGCCCCTCCAGAAGTTAATGCTCCGCCTAAAGTAAGTGCTGCATTATTTCCAACTGCTGCTGCAGTTGATAAACCATCAGCATCTAGCGCTGTAGCCGTAATTACAGACGATGATTTTAAGTCTTGTGCCATTTTTTCCTCCTATTGGAGAGAGGGGGTTTTCACCCCCACTCCATTAAAGTTTATTATTCGTAAATAATTCTACTAATTGAGGTGTAGTGCACATCTAATAATTCAGCGGCACCCGCATTTGCTTCAATTCCAATAGATGGAATTAAATCAATATCATCGGTCAAGGCTGCTGTTTTAGAAGATCCTACAGTGACTGCTGTTCCACCAGTAGCACCTGCAGTACTTGTTACATTATACTGAACACCATTTACAAATATTGTAGCTTTTCTGTCACTATCAATTTTTATTCTTAAATGATAAGTGGTATTAGCTGCAACAGTAATAGGTAATTGGCTGATATAATCAGTATCAGCTATACTATGAATAAAGTGCAATTTTGTAAAATCACTTAGTGATGTACCAGAGTTATCATTATCAGTGCCAAAGGTAAAGTAAGCCTGATTAGCATCTGTTGCTGATTCTGGAACATGAGTCAGTTTTAACCCAGCCCACCACCATTGGTTATCAATGGCATTAGGATTAAGTGAACATTCCCATTCAACTTGGTTCTCTGTTCCCCATACTGTTCCAGTCCATGCGGTTTGTCCTGAATCTGCGTGAGTTGTAAGAATTGCTTGGTCTTGGTCTGCTCCTGCAGTTGTTACAATGATACCAGCACGATCAGCATTTCTAGTGACCAATGCGGTTGTCATGTTTGTTCCGCTAACTTCGAAGTTTTGATTCTTACTAAAAGAAACTGTTCCTGTTTTAAAAACACGGACAGTAAGAGTAGCAGAAGCAAGATCAATCGCAGATCCTGAAACGTTACTGATAACAACAGTAACTGTGTCGGCTGCTGTAACTGAAGCAGTAAGTTGTGCTGCAACAGTATCAACACCCATTGCGGCAATTGCAACGTCACCAAGAGCGGCGCCTGTTACAGTTACATCTTCTTCAAGTTCTGTATCATCAGCTATACTTCCCCAGTCTTTTGTTTCTGAACCAGTTAGATAAGCATTTATTGCCGGTAGTCTTTCAAAATTCTCTTCTAGATAATATCTATTAGAATCTTTTGTAGTTCCTGTGTGTCTAGTTCGATTGGAAACAGTTCCAGTAGTAGCGTTTTTGCTAACTATTGCAAATCCATTTTCCGATCTGACTGGACCACTAAATGTTGTATTTGACATAATAATCCTCCTAAGATTACATTAATATGGTCGTTAGGTCGTCGCTGCGGCGTCCATATCAACTTTAATTAATTCGCAGTATTATATACTAATAAATATTAGTATATGCAAGTAAAAAAGGGCGTTCCGAGGAACGCCCTCTTTAATGTATTAAGCTCCTGGTGAGCCAAATATTCCACGCCAGTCAGACCAGCCGAAGCTGTATCTTTCTCTTGCTTTATATCTAACGTTTCCAGTATCGAAGTCACCTTCCATCGCAGTTCTAATA